GCACAATTAGTTAGCGATAAACTAACTAGTAAAATCCATATTATTTTTTCTAATCTCATCACAAATTTTCTGACTATCAACACTCTTAACAATGTAATAATCTTCGTTATTATCAACTACATAATTATTGAAACCTTTTTCCTGCCAAAGCGTTTGTGCTCTAGCAGAAATAGGTCTGAATAAATGTGTACCGTCATTAGCACTAGTACATACAAAATCACCAATCATTATTGTTCTTTCTTCTTAAACATTGTGAACGGCCACTTTGCTGTCATTTCTGCCCAACTTTTCTTTTGATACTCTTTAGTTTTCTCAACTTCATTTGTAAGAAAGTTACCTACTTTACTAGGTACTTCACTTATTGTTGTAGCAAACTCCTTTGGAGTTATAGTTTTCTTCTCATCTGCTAACGATTCAGCATAATGCTGAAAAGTAAAACAAGCAGCAAGAAATAAAACAAATAGTATTTTCTTCATACTTTCCTTCCCATTGATTTAAAGTCGGCAGCGTCAACAACTTGATAATTACCTTTGTTGTAAGCGATACCGATAGTTTTACCAGCAGGCAATTGTACTTTTGGTAAAGTTCTCTTTACACAAGCGCCTGGGATTCTATCACTCGTAGGTATAGAATTTCGTATTAGACCGTTTATATCTAACTGCAAATTAGGTAGATTGAAACCTTTAAGTGTCTTTAGAAAAGACGGTCTATTAATCTTTTTATATTTCTCTTTTACTTTTTTAGTCATTAACTGATTGTGGTACTGATTCTGCTCTTTTTTCTGCATATGACATACCGAATACTTGTTGATAAAAGGTATCTCTAGGATTTGTTGTTAAATAAACATTAAGCAAAGCATCAAAATTAATATCTAATTCTGAATAGTACGATGGATTTGTTTTCTTTAGTTCAATGTGTTCTTTTAAGAATTGTATTCTGTTTTTGTAAACATCATTCTCTTTATCTTCTAATGTATCAAGTTTTGATAGAGCAACATCTTTTTGTTTTGCAACTTCAAACTCTTTGAATAGGTTATCTTTATCGTATTTAAATGACATATATTATATTCTCCCTTGTTTTGTTAGTATTAGTCTTAATCTTATCATAAGTCGTCTTAATTGTCAAGCGTAGAAAAAGTGAGTAAAATCAACGATTTTCTAGTATTTAATCGTCCGAGGATGACCGAGGATTGATGATTCATACCCACCACGCACTCTTTATCACACATTATTTTCTACCTAAAGTTGTATTAATAAAGTCTTTAATATCTCTAATTAATGACCCTAATACTAGATAAATGTACATTCTGACCTCTACAAAATATGTGATTGTTATAGCACATAATATTATAAAGAACATCAATAAGAACATATCCATATTATTTTACACTCCTTCTATGATCTGTAATATTGTTTACAAAAACTCTTATCAATCTGGATACATCAACCTCGTAATCTTTTAGGTCTTTAGGATCCGTAAAATATACCTTACAATCATTAACTTTAAGCATTGCCTTATTCTTATCAACTACAACTGCATTATCAGTATGTTTTCTCCAGTCGTGTGATGAGTAATCTGATATTGCCATTACTTGCCTCTTTGACTTTCTGCGTCTAAATTTAATGCAACATCAATATCTGATTCATCTTTTGTACCATACATTTCTACTGCAACAGCATTGCCATCTTTATCTCTTACAACATTAGCATTCTTATCTTCTTCTTCAGGTGTCATTACTAATTTGATTTTAGTTAATTGATGTGGTTCGTTTTCATCTGCCCAAGTATCAATGTGAATATCTTGTGCCTCAATTGCCTCTTCTAAAGTTTGATTGTAAGTATCAGTATCATATTTTACTTTACCAATAAACTTTGCTGTTTCGCAATCTGTATAGTTAGCGTCTACCATATATGTTTCAACACCTTCGTTGGCGTCTGTAATATCTTTACCTATCTTACTATGGTTTATACCACCGTGATCTGTAAACTTGGTATCTGCCTCGTCTTTATCTTTTGCTAATACATCTTGTTCTACAACAAGCGTATAGTATGTTTTCTTTCTGTATAGGTTTTTACCTACATCATCTTTGAAATACATTACATCTGTTTCTAGTTTTGCCATTAGTCCTCCTATTTGTTTTCACTACTCATTAGCAATACGATATAGTGAATTGCTTTTAATAAATCTTTTCTGTTTCTACCGTTCTTCTTACCGAATCTAGCAAGATACTTAATAGCATTTGCCTGGCAGAAATCTTTATCAATACCTAAATGTCTTAACATATCTTGTACCTGGAAACCATCTTTAGTTGTACTATAATGTTCCGTATAGGTTGATTTTATGTAATCTGATATTTCTTTAATTATTTTGTCTTCGTTATATTTCATTATCTATATCCTCCTACTTTTTTTGCTAAATATTCTTTGTGTTGTGAAGCAGTTTCAAATCCATTATTAACTGCTGTTGTAATACTCATTTTTCTAACTTCTTCTTGTCTTGTAATATTTTTTTTCATTGCTCTTTTATCTGTGTGGCAAGTATAACATATTTTTCTAAATTTTTGAACACCTTTAATTGTTTCTTTTAAATGTACAGGTCTTATATTACAAATATTACAAATTGATCTCACTAGTTTACCTCTTTATTATTATAATGTAAAACTTTTGAATTAGTTAATTCAGGATTAAAGTCTTTTCTCAAAGATTGTCTATCCCAACATTGACCGTAATCTGTCCACATTCTTTTTTTATCTTTTTCTTCGCAAACATCACCAAATACATCATAGTAAGAAGTGTAATATTCTTTTTCTGTTTTAATTTCTATATTAGTTACATTAGTAAAATTAGCAGCACTATCTTTATAGTTCCAATCACAATGTTTTAACATCTTCATTTTCATTTTTTCATCTGAAAATTTTTCAAGGTACTTATTAGGTACATTTCTGTATATAGTTTCATAAGCAGCAAAAGTTTCACTTTCACATTCAGGATCTAAATATTCTCTTAAATAGACTACATTAAAAGTTTCACCGTTTACATAATTATTCATAGGTTTACCTTCAAAGTAAATATCGTTAAATTTCTTTTGATCTATTTTATTGTTCATTAAGCATTCTCGGTTTTGTTAACATTCATCATAATTACTTCATCAACATTGTTTTCGTCAATGCCTGTCATTGCAACATTCTCAACTTTTAGAATATCTGCACTAGCAGTTTCTTGTGTAATTAAGTTAGATTTAAATTGTGATAATATTTTATCAACTGCTTTTTCAGCTGTATCTTCAGCCCATTGTTTTACTTTTGACATAGTGTTTCTTCTTTCTTGTTAGTGTTTGTATTAGTCTTTTTGTTTTTCATATACTCTTATATTATAGGAAAAAGACCATATTGTCAAGCACTAATAAGTGTTGATTTTACTACGTTTTTTGATGTATTAGGAGAACAAAAGGAGAACACCCTTTATTTCCAATGTTTTTTTACCCAAGCAATGGTATCCATATCGTATGATTCGTATGGATGAACATCTACTAGTTGGAGAGGATCAGGTTTACCGTGAAATACTGCAACCTTGGCACCTGGGTATTGTTTGAAAGTCCAGGTACTGCGACCAAATCTAGGATTTGCTCTATCATACCATTTAGCACTAAACGTCCATTCATCTGGAAAACACTTAAACTTATCTGGTACTTGTTTGATACATTGTGTTATTACATTCTGGTCACCTTGCAATTTATCTAATACTTTCTTTTCTTTCAAATATAGATTCCACACACAAGGTGTCATAACCTCATTATTAAATCTCATAATACTAGAATTAAAACCTTTTGTAGTAGGATTGAAATCTCTCATCAATACAACTTTAGTATCTTCTTCGTATGTAAAGAAACTATCTATATTATCTGTAATAACTACATCTAAATCAAAGTATAAACTATCACCTTCTAGGTTTGCCTCTGGACTGAACAAAGTTAGTTTATTCCACCAACCTTGATAGTCGTGGAATGGTACTTTTCTTACTTCTACGTTATCACCTTTTACTATCTTGTGCATTTTTACGTGATCTGTATAGATGATAAATTTATGAGGTATAGTTAAATGCCTTTGTGTCATATTGTATAGTATATTTACATACTCTACTTTATACTTGTTGCCCCAATATAAACAAACTACATTCTTCACACTAATAACCAATTGTATGTTGCTCTCATACTTAATACTAGATACATCAATTCCATTAATGCTCTAGGCCAATCTCTATCTTTATATCCAAAATATACCCACATTATACAAGCGATTACACTAAACAACCAACCTACCCATTGTGTAGCGATATTAGCATTTGATAGAATAGTTACACTTATCATTGCTAAAGCAAATCCTACCCAACGCCAACCGTTAATGTTTTTATAATATCTAATCTTCATTCTGATACTTTAATGTTTCGTATGCTGTACCATTTGCCATTTCTTTTAAAGTAAATTGATTTTCTGCAACAAACTTTAACCATTCTTCCATAGTCTTTCTACCTGGTTTTAATGGTTTATCTATCTTCTTTATATCTCTACTAGTTACAGGACCCATAACACTATTTGCTTCTGCGAATACAGGTACATAATTAAACAATGCGTCAAAGGCTGCTAAACTATAATTAGTTACTAATGCGTGGCAATCTTTTAAATCATCTTTAATATCTGTTTCCCACCAAGGATTGCCTGGTCTAGGTTTGTTTCTAAATCTAATCTCTCTATCTGTATATTTACTGATCTCTTGTTTTGCTGTTTCTACCCATTCGTCTTGTGTAATACCATTCATCTGATAGGTAACAGTAGGTGATGATGGACATAATAATATGTGTTTACCTGTATCACGCCAACCTTTAAATTCTGCGTCTGTACCTAACTGTTGTCTTAATTTTTCTAATCTAGCAGGTGTGTTTACTTTACCTTTGTTTGTATGAAAACTACCTTTACATATTCTAAAGTATGTTTTCTTTTCATCTAATATTTTAGGTTCAGGATATCTCGTAATCTGACTAGATATATAACCAGTATCTACAAAATAGTATTCGTGTTTGTTTTCTATACATTCTTTTATTTTAGCAATATTATTACCTGCTAAACCCCAAAAGAAATGTATAGGTTTGTCTTCGTCTTTCCAACCTTTTTCTATTGCTGGCCATATCTGGTGTGATAGACATTTATCCCATTTTATTTTATGTGTTATAATCATTTTGGTGCATAAAGTAATTCTGACTTAACAGATAATACTTGTTCATAGTTAATACTTTCAAAGTAATCTTTAATATCATTCATAGTTATATTTTGTTTTACCATTACTTTCTTTTTTGCTTCAATGTGTATAAAAGGTTTACATCTTTCTATAAGATTTTTAGCACCTATCAATGCTTCTATTTCATATCCTTCAGCGTCTATCTTTATATAATCTATATCTTCTAAAGCAAAACTATCTAGTGTTCTAACAGTTATATCTAAATTACCTCTATCGCTAGCGTGTGTATTACCTGTTTCTTTAGGATTATATAAGAACATCTTTTTACTTTCTTCTCTACCTAAAGCATAAGGATATAATGTATAGTTATCTTTTGTAATATTCTTTACATAACATTCTCTTACTTGTGGTATAGGATCAAAAGCATATGTATGTTTAAATGTATTAGTAAAGTCTTTAGACCAGAAACCTATATGTGAACCTATGTCTATACAGTTTTTTAATTCAGGTTTCTTCATCTGAATATACTTTAATATTGTTTCTCTATGAATAGTTTGATAACCACCATCTTTAATATAGTTTTCAAAATGTGTATCTGAATCTGGTAGATACCAACCCTTTACAAATTTCATACTTTTAACCACCTATCATTATTTAATGTCCATTGTACTACTTCGTTTATTCTTTCTTCAATAGATACTTTAGGTTCCCAACCTAAATCTTTCATTAAGTTACCATCTAACGCATAACGCAAATCGTGTCCTGGTCTGCTAGTATGAAAGTCTACCATTTTATATTTAAGTTCTTTGTTTTGTGCCCTAGCAATCTTTTGTGCTAGTTCTAAATTATCCCATTCAACAGGTCCTACTAAATTAAATTTAGGACATTTTGCCCCACCATAGTCTTGTTCTAATTGATCTATCTTGTTTTGATTTTGTAATAAGAATAAGCAACCATCTGCAACATCTTTAGCGTGTATGTAGTGTCTGCTACCAGGTACTTTCTTATCTCTATCACTATGAATAGTAACCATATTACCATCTGCAACATTCTTTATTGTCATTGGTATAAATTTTTCAGGATGTTGTCTTTCACCAAACACATTCATTGTATGCGTAATATAAACTGGCATATCATATGTGTTTTGAAATGCTACTGCAAGTTCTTCACCACCTGCCTTTGTAGCACTATAAGGATTTGTAGAATTATATCTATCACGTTCTTTATAGTTAACACCTTTAGGTGCTGGTCCAAACACTTCGTCTGTTGAGAAGTAAATAAATCTTTCTAAATTTTCTTGTTTTCTAGCAAAGTTTAATATGTTACAAGTTGCAACTACATTATCTAAAACAAAACACATAGGGTCTTCAATTGATCTATCTACGTGTGATGAGGCAGCCATATGTACTATGTAATCAAACTTACCTAAATCTGCTGTTAACATTTCGTTTACCTCTGCTCGTAAATCGTGGTAAACTATTCTTACTCTCTTTTGTGTTTCTTTATCAAACTCATTCATCATATCTGCAATTCTATTTAAATTGCCAGAGTAATCTAATCTGTCTAATGAAACTATTTCCCAATCAGTATTTTGTAGTAAATGTCTGATTGTATGATGTGCTATAAATCCTGCACCACCTGTTAATAATATTCTTTTCATCTAAAATCCTACTTTACCCACTTTGTTTTCCAAATCAATCCATTGTTTGCCTATAATTTCAGGCGTGTGGTTTTCATCTATATATTTTTGTCCTTGTCTTATTTTCTCATTCATTTCTTCTTTAGGTGTATTTATCAACGCCCTAAATGCCTGTACATTTGAACCATAATCAAACGCTCTAGCAAATCCTATAAAGTTAGCATATTGTTTAAAAGATAACCAACTATCTATTCCCTCATTTGTAATTACAGGTTTGCCTGAATATATTGCATCCATTATTCTGTTAGGACTTTTAGACCTAATATCTGCTAAGTTTAACATACTATTACAAACGATAGGTAAAAATACTATATCACAATTTTTCATTAATTCATATTGTTTTTCAAAATTATATTCGTGTATAACCATTTTACCTTTTTCTATCCAATGACTATACATTGCTTTAAATTTCTTTGATCTATTAAGCATACAATGTATAACAAAATTATCTATTTCTGTATCAAACAATCCTTGTACAAATTCATCCCAATGTACTTTTTGAAAGTGTTTACTATTGCCAAAATTAAATATATTAAAATATCTTCTACTTTTTAATCTAACTTTAGGTTCTACTTTGGTTGCTTCTACTGGATCGGAAATAATAATAGAGTTTCTTCCAGTATGTCGCATTATTAAATTTCTCATAGCAGCACTTGTTGTAACTATACCATCTACGTTTTCACATATATGATTGTGAGGTGCTATTACTCTATTGATCCATTTTTGTGATATATATTTCTTCCATTTATTATCGCATATATCATATACACATTTTATCTTATTTGATTTTAAATAATATACATCTTTAGG